AAGTCCGATTATTAGTTGCCATCCAGCTTTTATAAATAATGGAAGGTTATCTATTAACATTGGTATCATTTCTAATATTGCATCAATTAACTGTGGTATTATAGTTGGTAATTGTTCTGCAAGTGATTGAACTATCAATACAGTTGCTTGAATTAAAGCTTGTAATATATCAGGTAATATATCAACTATTCCTGTAAATGCTTGAACAATACCATTCATAAGAACAGGTATTAAACTTGGTAAAGCATCTGATAAAGCTTTTATTAAATCAACTACACCTGAAATTAATGATGGTAATATAGATTGTAATAAACTTGGTAATTCTTGTGCTAATTTAGGAACTAATTCTTTTATTAGTTTTCCAATACCTTCAAGAACAGTTTTTACTCTAGGTAAAATGTTGTCACCAAATGTCATAACACTATCAACTAAATTACCAACTAACGTATCGAAATCTGCATTTTCATCAGCAATACCTGTTAATAAATTAGACCATGCACCTTTCATCGCATTTAATGATCCTGAAATTGTTTTTGATGCTTCTTCTGATGTTGTACCAGTTATTCCAAGTTCACCTTGTATAACGTGAATTGCTTGATAAACATCATTCAAATTAGAAATATCATAATGTACACCACTTATTTTTTCTGCATCTGCAAGTAATCTTTCCATTTCAGTTTTAGTACCACCATAACCTAATTTTAAGTTATCAAGCATGGTATAGTTTTGTTTTGCGAAACCTTGATATGCCGACTGTATCATTGACATACTTGTACCCATTTTATTAGCATTATCTGACATATCAATAATAGCCATATTCGCAACATCAGCACTTTTTTCAGTATCACCATTTAAACTTTGTAATAATGATGCACTAAATGATGTAACTGTTTCCATATATTCATTAGCACTTAATCCAGCAGTTTTATATGAATTATTTGCATATTCTTGAACTTTTTGTGAACTATCTTTAAATAATGTTTCTACACCACCAACTAATTGTTCATAATCTGCATAACTTTGAATTGCTTGTTTTCCTATATCAAGCATCGCAGAACCAAGTCTTCTTACACCATTTAAAGCACCCTTTATTGCATCAGCACCTAGATTTGCAAGAATACCTTTAAATACAGTAAAACCTTCTGAAGATTTTTCAGCTTTATTACCAGTATCTTCAACTTCTTTTCCAAGCGAATCAATTTCTTTTCTTGTCTTAATAACATCTGCTTCTGCATTATTTAATGAACGTTGCCATTTTAAAGTTCTTGAATCAGTTTCACCATATTGTTCTTTAGCTTGTTCCAATGCACCACGTAAAGTTCTTACTTTATCTTCTTGTGCTTCAAGTTTCTTATTTAATACATCTTCCTTTGAAGTTAAACCTTGAATAGATTTATCATTCTTTCCAAATTCAGCAGTTACCTTGTTCATTTCACTTGAAACAACACCTAATTGTGCAGTTATATTTGACAATGCCTTACGATATTCGGATTCACCATCAAGCTTGACTGTTCCACCAAAAGTATTACTTCCTTTAGCCATATAATCACCATCCTTTCTTTTTAATCGTTAAACCATTCCAAAGATTCCATTTGTTCTTCTTCAGTAGGTTCTAATTCATATAACATTTTTTTAGTTTTAAAATTATAAAATCTTTTATAGTAGTCATACAATTTTTCCCATTTCTTATATGTCCAATGACCAACTTCTTTTTCAGAAAATCCTAAAATTGTAGTTCCTACAAATAAAACCCACACAAAATCAATTTTTATTGGTTCTGTGTGGTAATCACGTTTTTTGTTTCATCAACTTCAGTATCATTATTACTTCCAGCATCAATAACAGTTCCTTTTAATTGTTCTAGAACTGTCTTTACACCTAATTCAGTAATAATTCTTCCAACTTTTCGTTCATTTACGAATTTTCTTGGTTGATCACTATTTTCATTTTCAATATCTATTCCTTCATTAATAGCTTCTTTAAAAAAGAATAATAATGCTTTTATTTTTGGTTCGCTTCCATCTTTTGGTTCAACCATATCTGACCATTCATTTAAACTTCCAAATTCATTTTGTAATGCTTCCATAACGTTTAATGAATAAGTAAATGGAAAAGTTTCACTCTTTGTTTTTAAATATCTTATATCATTACCCATAATTAACTTCCTTTCTTAATAAAAAAAGGGCGAACCACTAACGATTCGCCTTACTTTTTCTTTTTGATGATGTTTTCTTACTTGTTTTAGTATCAACATCATCTTTAATAACTTTTACAAATTTCTTGATTTCAGCATACCTATCTTCACTTACGTTGGTTAAAATATCACCAACGTTATGCCACATTTTAGTATACTTATCTTTAAATCTTGTTATAACTTCAACTTTCATTTAACATCATCCTTTCAACAATTATGCAGATTGAACAAATAATGAATCCAAGAATGTATTTGCATCTTCTTCACTATCAAAAGTTGCTCTCTTTCTCCAATCTTTATTATTATCTGCAAATATAGTTCCTTCAACAGATGGTGTTGAAAACTCTAATGAATCACCTTTTGTTTTCTTATCAGTAACATAAGGTTTAAATTGAACTTTTGGAAACCATTCAACTTTAAATTTTCTAGATCCATCTATAATTTTTGGAACTACTTGACCAAATCCGAAATATTTAGCAACATCATCAGTATTTGATTTATATACTTTAATAGTTTTAGCATCTTGACCTTCACCAATTGTATAATTTTCACTTGATTCACCAAGTAATACACTGAATTTTGCATCATCGTCATCATCAATACCCATTGTTATAGTTCCATCAATAAATTCATCTATATTTTCTTTTGTTACATCATCTGCATGTAACTTTGCATTTGCAATATTTAAAGAAACTTTACATTCAATAGCACCTGCTAATGTTCCAACAGTACCATAAGTTTCCCCATCTTCATTCATTAATGCATATCTAAATCTTCTTAATCCTATTGATGCCATAAAAACATTACCTTCCTTTCTATTATTAATCATTTAAAAATGTAACTTCACTTTCAACAAAAAAGTCTATTGGAATATGCCAAAGTTTAGTATCTTCTTCATAATCTTCTAGACCATCTTGAATCCATGTGAATCCACATTCTTTTACTAATTTTTTCTTAACTTCATTTTTTAAAGCTTTATAATTTTTATTAGAATAAATATCTAATGTACCATATGTTCCTTCAACAATTGGTAAATCATCTGCAAATCCTTCAGGTTTAGTGTTATATGTATAATATGTTAGGTAAGTAGAAGCTTCACCATTGTAAATATTCGGACTTATTGGAATTTCTACATCATCAAATGTGAAATCTTCAAATACTTTTTCTAGTATAGTGTTAATATTCATTGTAAATCTTTCAACTTCCTTTCATGCATCTTTTTCCACTGACTATTGATAGCACCTTCACACCCTTGAATAGCAGGTCTTACAAATGGTTGTGCTTTTTCGTGACTTGTACCATATTCAATACGAAATGCTTTTAACCAGTTTGTAATATCATACTTTTTACCTTGCTTGGTTTTATGTGTTCCATCAGTTCCAGTAAATTTAACACGACCAACCCAAATACCATCTTTATCTTTAGTTGGTTTAGTACATTTTAAAGAACTTGCCATTCTACCTGTAACCACGTGTTTACTTGCACCACTTTGAATTGCAGATTTCATAATTTCTTGACCTGCCGAAATCATGTCTTGATACACTTCTTCACTGTTAGCAAAAGTTTCAATCTTCTTGATCATTTCTGCAATTGTATTGTCTTGTTCAAAACTAGCCATGCTTTTTAGAAACTGTGCTACAAGTTAATTCTAATAATTCACTTGTAGTTTCATATGTCCTTTTTATTTCATATTTTTTATTAGTTTCATAATCAATTAATACTGGTTGTCCAGAATAATTGCATTTCATCAGTTCGACAATAAGTTCTGCATTATAACCCATGATTTTAGAATGTTCTTCTTCAGCTCTAGTGACACTTTTAAAATTTGCAGGTATCGGTTCTGTTCTAGTTTCAACATCCACTGAGAAACCATCGGA